CTATTTCTTTAAACTCGAAAGCAGTCACATCTTGATATTTAACAATATCTCTTAAATGAACAAGGAGTTTATCATACGCTTCTTGTTCGGATTCTGCGGAAATTTCATCTTCAAAGGTAACCTTAAATATTTTAATACTATCCATCACTCGCCTCCTTGCCGATAGCGTTTAGTCAGTTCCATATTCGGTCAAATAAATGCCCGTGTGCTCAAAGTATGCCCGAACAATCCAAGTATCCTCGTGCGCGCAGCATTCTTCACATAAGCAATTTTTATCATGTTCACTCATCAGTCCCCTCCAACTCGCGGTTAATCTCATGAATTCGTGCAAAATTCTTATCGAGTAGTTCTAAGCATTCAATCTCTGTTAAATAAATGCCCGTATCTTCAAAATATGCGTCTATCACCCAACTATATTTAAAAGGTACTTGAAACTCAATATTTGCGGTCACGTATTCACCATAATAGTTTAAGCCTTCAACTGTTCTAGTCATGCTGCCCCCTTACAATCTGCTCAGTAACGACTTTTTGAATACTTTTGACGTTAGCCTCTTTTAACTTTGTCAAAAGCCCAAAGGTTAAGATCGCTAGTAGTATGCTAAAGATTATTACAAGGCGTGTATAGGGTGCCATATTAAGTCCTTTGTTAAGGTTTGTTAAGTCTGCTTTCGTCTTTATACTACTACAATACGCGTGCCAAATGCAAGTGCTTGATATCATTGTGTGCTAATTGTGCTTTTCCGTAGAACTTCCATACAATGCTATACCATTTTACCACATAAGTATGTGATATTAAAAGCAAATCCCCCCAATTGCATAACTTTTGATATCAAGTTCTTAGACAATACGCACGCATTTTTTGTGCGTGCGCGTGCAACCCGGCACCCTAGTGGGGTAGGGCACCAATGGGCACGGGCCCCCCGACGGAGAGATATCTATAATTTTTGGCCTTACGTGCGTTTATAACGCTTTTACCCTATTTAGGGAGGGGGGATGGAGGGGGGTGGGTTACAATGCGCTCTAATGGCAACGTCGCGCAAATTAGGGCCAGTTTAAGAAGGGGAAGGGAGATGAGCGGCAGCGCCCGTTAAGTAGGGCATTTTGGCGGTAAACTGGTGCCGTTTGGCGGTATTATGCATTTTTTTAAAAAAAAGACTTGACAAACGCCAATAAACGTGTTATTATTATGATATGATAGGGGTCGCTTGCAGAGAGGGACTTTTACTAACTTCCTTGCGGCTATAGCCCATAGAGGCGTCACCTGCCCGTCGCGATCAAGTGGTGAGCTACCCGGAGGCTACCGGGACTTCCAAGAGGTTAAATGCGGGACATAACGTTAGCTAACATAAACAGAGGGGCGCTGCTGACGCGCGCCCCTACGTATGCTGGCAGGGTTCTAAAACCCTGCCTACCCTGCCGGGAGCTACCGTATATACGTATACACTATTTCTCGGCAGCACAATTAATTATAACATGAAAATAAGCATTTGTCAAGCGTTTTTTTATTTATTTTTTTCTTGACATTTGCGATTTTATATGGTATTATTAGTATAACAGAGTCAAGGAGACTACAAATATGGCTTTTTTAATTACTCCGCCGGCTCCCGGCATCCTCCCCCTTGGTTCAGTCTCTTTTCCTGAAATTGAGAACATGCCCAACAATCACCTACTTGGTAACAATACTGGTAGTGAAGGCCCAGCTCTGAGCTTAGACGCCGATGAGGCAACGGCATTACTTAGCCCTATGGTGGGTGCAAGTGCAAGCCATGGTGGGACTAAGGGATTAGTCCCGGCATCTTTTGCTGAAGATCGACTAAAGTTCTTACGCGCCGATGGGAATTGGGCACAAGGAACACCCGTCGCTACTTCAGCAGATGCTGGCAAAGTGCTTGCTACGGATGGGACCAATGCATCTTGGCGATATGCCGGTTTGGGAGATGGAGGTTTTGGGACTAACAATGTCATTTTAGGACAAGCAAAGCCTGCTTCACTTACTGGAGCAAAAAATATTATTATTTCGGTACAACCAAGTTCGGCAACTACGTCAGATCGCAATGTTCTTATTGGGGATATTGGACTACCCATTACACAAGGCATTCTGAATGTTTGTATTGGTTTTGATACTAATATACAACCGGCACATAACTCTCAAGAAAACGTCGTAATTGGTACGCGAACTTATACAGCAGGATTTGGAAATGCTCTTATTGGAGACTGTGTGTCGGGGGCTGGTGATAGCGTTGCAATTGGTAAGGCGGCATGGGCTGGTTCAATTGGCGCATTTAATAATCAACGTAACGTAGCAATTGGTGCTGGCGCCGCCACTTATGAGGGAAATAATGCAGTCGCCATTGGAGCTGGAGCACAAGCTCGAAAGTCGGACTCTGTGGTTATTGGAGCCTATTCAGCCGCTTATGGATTAACCTCAGTCGTGGTTGGGTGTAACTCTGGGAGCACGAATCTAGTTGGCGCAGACAATACCATAGTTGGGCAAGGCAGTGGAACGGCGCTGACGACGGGAAGTAAAAATATTTTTATTGGGAAATCTGCCGGTTCTGTGCTTACCACCGGATCAAACAACATTATCATTGGAGACGAAACGTCTTTTGCCACTTCCACAAATGCCATATTAATTGGCGATAATGTAACTCATCATACAGGTGGAGATGCTGCGATTGCTGCTGGCGGGGTTTCTATCGGCAAAGATTCCCAAACATCTAGTGGCGTAGCTCTTGGTCTTGCCGCAAATGCGACCACAAATCCGTGGTTTCCTGGTACAGCAATTGGGCGGCAAGCAGTTGCTCTGGACAGTTCAGTCGCAATTGGAGCCTACGCGTCTGCTCCCGGTTGGTATGGTAATCCAATGATTGCAATTGGCTATGGTGCTATTTCAAATAGTCTTTGTACAGTTATTGGGCATGGTGCAGACGCTAATACTCCACAAGCAAGGGCTACGCATAGCATTTTGCTTGGTCACAATTGTAGCGCCACAATACCGTGGATAGATCAAACAAATAGGCAAGCAAATAATACATTTTATATTGGAAGTCAAGCTGCCCCAATTAAAACGGTTTATTTAGGTGCCGGAGGAACTGGGCACAGTGCTCTAGCAGTGCCCGTTTTATTTACTTTATCTCCTATAGGGTACGAAGCAAATGGAAGTGCTTCAGCAAATATATTAACAATTGCTGGCGCTCAAGGAACTGGAACAGGGCCAGGAGGAGACCTTGTTTTTTCAACGGCTCCTGCTGGTAGTACAGCGTATAGACTAAATCCTCATGTTGAAAGAATGAGGGTTCAGGTTGATGGTATCATTAAAATCTCGTGTGGCGAAAAACACGCTTCAATTCATGGCCTAACTGCAAACTATACCGCCACCATAAATAATTACTACATTGGTGTGGATACCTCATCCGCAGCAATAACAGTTAAGCTTCCTGCGGCTGGAACTGCTGGACAAGGTTTTGTAATGGTTATCAAAGATGAAACTGGAAATGCTGCAACTGCCAGCAGAAATATTACCGTTGATGGAGACGGAAGCAATATTGATGGCGCTCCAACGCAAACAATTAATACAAACTACGGATCTGTGTCGTTAATGTTCAGCGGATCTGCATGGTTCATAATGTAAGGAATAAATATGTCATATTTTCCACCTACTTTAACTATCATTAATGGCGATAACAAAAATACAGCAAGTAATGACGCTATTTTTGATGCTCTAGCTCTAAAAGCAAATCAAGCCCCGTTTCGACAAACCATTGTTACTCTTACCGACGCTTCAACAATTATGGTAGACGCGGCTTTAGGAAATATTTTTAGAGTTACTCTTGGGGGTAACCGTGCTTTAGGGGCGCCAATTAACGCTGTAGATGGACAAATGCTTAGTTTTGAAATTTCACAAGATTCAACTGGAGGCCGCACCTTAGACCTAACAAATTCAATATTTAGATTTAGTGCAGATCTTCCTTTGCCGACACTTTCAACTGGGGCAAACAAACTTGATAGATTGTTGTTTCAATATAATTCAAGCGCAAATAAATTTGATTGTATTGCTATAAATAAAGGGTTTTAACTATGGCAACATACGCAGCAAAATCGGGAACACAAAATTTCACGGACACATGGGCAGAAGTTTATCTTTCTAGCAATACTGAATATTGGTACGTTGCTGACAGTCCAGTAAATGAGAATACGGCAGATGTTTATCAGGTATCCCCTGCGTTTACTCCAGGTGCTATGGAAATTGATGCCATTGGCTTTCATTTTAATTATTCACGGTCTGCCGCTTATGTAAATGAGACTGGCGGTTTCTATGGTCAGCCCAATTGGCCAAGTGACCCAGGGACGTTTACCCTTAGACTTGCTCAAGGCGGGTCAACCGTCGCGGGGACAGAAGTTACCGTAAATGGTGCCGACCTAATGGAAGTTTCAAGAACCATTGGCTTCTACGGTGCTTTTGGTGGTGAGTTGCAGACACGATACGATGGAAGTTTCGTGATGATTAAGCTTCCGACCCCTGTTACGTTGAACGCCGGGACCGCCTATACACTGGACTTCAAGGCTTCTAGGGCCCATATGTTCTGGGTATATACCAGTCATCCGAACAGTACTTCGTGGATGTTTTTTTTCCGCAAAATTTCCACAGGAACTCCAGTTGCGGGAGATCGACTCTTTATTTGCGGAGAGTTAAGCCCTACTAGCGGGTGGTCAACCAACACAGTGCTGCATAATAGCACTGATTCCACCACAACCTTTGGCCGCTTGGACATTGGCAATTCAGGCGTTTGGCAATGGGGCACTGCAAGCTCTACTAACTACTATTATAAAACAAATGGTGATATTCGGGTGGGGTCAAGTGGAACCCTGCAAATTGGCACCAGCGCTTCCCCATTACCAGCAACATCGACGGCAACAATAGATTTTGTTCCTTCTTCTGGGGGCGCGTGTGCTTTGTTTTGCTCACGCAAATCCAATGTAACCATGATTGGCCCGGTTAAAACACATGTTGGTTATTTACAAAGCAATATTGCGGTTGGGGCTACTACTGCGACAATATCGTCGTCATCAAGCGGCCCTGTTGATCCTGAATGGAAAAATGGTGATCTAGTTGTTTTTGCGGCGGCTCCTACGGATACTAATCTTTCAAGCCATTGGAATAAATTTGACCAAGCAACGTTAAGTTCAGACTCAAATGGAGCCGGAGGTATTCAATTGACTGGCGGCACTACACACGCACACAAGACGCAACATCCTTGGGTGGCAAATCTTTCCAGAAACATCAAAATCAAAGGTACAAGCACATCAAATACCTACATCTTTGCAAGCAATACGGACAAAATTAATTTGCGCGGCGTCGAGATGTTTAATCTTGATTCCTGTATGCTTCGCAATGGGGACATGGCCAATTTTGTGACCATTGAGAATTGTGTTGTAAGACACTGTAGAGCTGTTGATTATACAAAGCCACCAGGGATCATTTCTTGGTCAAACAAAAACCTTTTGCTAAAAGATTGTGTTGTCGCAAGGGCGGGTGGCTACGCATTTACAAGAAACGTAAGCTCAGGCAACGTTAATTCTGATGGTACCGGCCAAGCTACTGTTGTTAAAAATTGTGTTTCTATTGCAAATGACAATTCACACAACCAAATTCAGGGTTTTGAAAATAGCAGTCAACTGGGTAATGATCCCTATGTGATATTAGATGGGTGTATTTCAACCTCTAACTCATCGTCTGGAATATATTGGCGTAGCGCATCCACTACCCTGCACAATAACATGAATGCAATAAAAAATTGTTTTGTGGGCGTTAACGCAGGTATTTCGCGTTTTCTTGGGGAATATGAAGGTTGGGGTGATGTCATCACTGGCGGGGAAGGTGAGGGGTCTTACAAAGTAACAAACTGCTCCTTTGTTGACACACATATCTCGCTTGAGGGATGCAATGTTACCGTTGAAAACTGCGCCTTTACACATAGCTACGATGGAACAGGTTCTTTTGTTAATTCGAACCAGCTTCTAAGACAGCACGGATATATCAATGAACCTAAACTTCCAAACTATCTTAATAATTGCACTTTTACCGTCCCAACCAGTGGCGCAGTTCACCCTTTTGCAGATTTTAACCATGGCGGTCAACCCGTAATTATAAATGGCGGAAGCACAAATTGTGGGTTGAGAACCGATATCGGGGCGAACGGTGGCGCTCAATGGCTCTTTAATAATTTTGCTTGCCCGAACTGGGCCACCTCTTTTTTGTCAACCAACAACGCCACAACAAACCACTCACCATTAAACGTGATAGGGGGGCCTTGGAATAGACCTAGGGATGGCTGGATCAAATTTCAACGGTTTAATCAGGTTGAGGGGGATCACCGAACTTACAGCGGGCAATACATGATGTTTGCGGACTCAACAATATTTGACTCTTCACCGAGGTCTTTAAAGATATATTCAAACGCAATAAACGTAGGATCGTGGGGCGCTCCAATTAGAATTCCATTAAAGAAAAACCAATCAGCAACTCTAGAGTTTAAAGTTAAACTTAGTGAAAACACGGCAGAGATTTATGATTTCTATAAACCACGAAAAAGTTTTATGGGACTTATTCCGTCTGTTTTCATTAAGGCTAACCCCGCTTTAGGACCAAATTATAATTCTGACATTGAATTAGTTAATGCCGAACAAATAAATGGGGCAACAACTTTTACTCCAAGCGCCCTGGGAACCGCGGTGCGTTTATGGTTGGATTGCACTGACGCCAGTACGCTTTCTTACAATCCCGAAACATTGACCGTGCATGAGTGGCGCGACAAATCTGGAAATGCCCATCACCTAACGCAAACTGTGGAACTTCAAAAACCTTTCCTTAGAAAAAATAATCCAACGGGCTGCCCCTTTCTAGCCACCACACCCGTGTCTTGGACTTCGCGAGCCGATCAACGGTTAGCTTTCTCGGGAAATATTCTAAATACTACAACCGCCGAAATGGAAATTTTTATGGTTGCGGTGTATACAACGGGTAATAATGGTACTCTAATGCGTTTTAATGGCTCCGCAGGGTTTATGGATGTTCGCGTCGTAGGATTTTATAATAATCAGATAACTAGTGGCATTGGAGAAGCCCCTCCTTGGTTGCCCAGCGTACTTGAACAAGGGAATAACGAAGGTTTCGCTAGATACGGGATTCACATACAACACTTACGAAACAGCATGACAAACAACCAGAGAAGACTTCTCACAAACGGTTCTAGAAGAGGTTCTGCCACATCGGGGCTACAAGATGCAACTCCCGTTAATATTACGCCGAACTCTAATTTTTTACTTGGTTCGGCAGAATCAACTTCAATTAGAAGATCATCCAGCTCAATTGATATCTATGAACTTATTATTGTGGGACGGCGAATGACTGACGCTGAAGTTGCCAATATGAATAAATATTTAGCAAATAAATATAAGATTGCCCTACGACACGACACAACAACATGGCAAACAATTTCGCACACAATACCCGCACCAACCGACGACTGTGTAATTGAAGCCTTGTTAAAAGTGCGTGGCACGGGAGAGGGGTTTATTAACGTCGACACATTCAAGGTGACCTAATATGGCAGCAACAAACGAGACAAATTTATTAACGCTGTTCTTAGATGCTGAACCTTGTTTGGATTTTAAAAATCCGAACAACGCCAATCCCAACGATTGCTATGGGAATGCAGAACCTTTTTTAACGCTTTTTTCATCAGAAGATAAAAAGTATCTATTTTACTTTGGGTTTTAATGAGCTTTACAAAACTACAAGATGGACGCGGAACATATGCACTAGATAGTATACGTTTGCGCATCCAACGTGAAGTCACAGCGGCACCACAAGCAAATGTTATTGAGCTATTTATTAAAAACAATATCCTTTATCAAATAGACGCCGACGGCATTGAACAGCAAATTGGTATACCCCACGTTACTACTATACAAAAAAAATCATTTGAATATGCCGGTGCTATTGTTTTTGATACGACACTAAAAAAGCATCAAGGATATAATGGTACTACTTGGAATAATTTATACTAATGGCTAAACACTATACAGACAAATTTAGAACGGCCTATGAGGAAGTTCTTCAGATAGCAAAACTCGAAGGGCAAGAGCGGGGTATGCTTGCCTTTCGGGATGCTATGTTAAAACTTGGACATGAGGAGCGCATTCGAAACCTCTACCGCGTTCAGGATAAGTTAACCAAACAAGCCAAGTTCTTTGTCCCAAACGGGCCGCAAGAAAAATATTTAAAGACCAAGCATGTGCGAAACATTATTTTAAAATGTCGGCAAGTGGGATTTACTACCCTTAATTGTATCCGCGCGCTAGACTATGCTATTTGGGAAAGTAATATGCGCACGGGCATCATGTGCCATAAGTTGCAGGTTGTTAAGACCATCTTTAATGACATTACCAAATTTTGCTATAACTGGTTTTTACGCGATTGGGGACATCTTTATAAACCAGTCGAAAAGAATGATTCATCGACTGCCTTGTCTTTTGCGCACGACGGCCTTGGTCGTCCATTAGAATCTTCAATCCTGGTATTGCATGACTTTAGAGGTAAAACTATTCACTTCATGCATGTATCGGAAGCGGCCCGTATTGAACGCGACCGTTTGGTAGGATCATTAAATGGCGTGCCAGATAACGGCGAAATCACATTAGAATCAACCGCCGCTGGGCGCTCAGGTGAGTTTTATCGCTTATGGCAAAGCTGGCGTACAAAGGGGCCTGTAGCCCCTTACAAAGGCTGCTTTATCCCTTGGTATAAATATTATCCAGAGAATCCCGCTGATTGGGAAATGCCGAAAGATGCAGTGCTAACAAACCGCGAACGAGAACTGTTATCAAGTTATAAAAATAAAATTAATGACGCGCATATCTTTTGGCGTCGTTGGTGCATTGAAGCTAAATGTGGTGGTGACGAGGAACTCTTTGAAAATGAGTACCCTACGAATGATCAAGACTGTTTTTTAACGGGCGATGCAAACGTATTCTCTAGCACAATTTTAAAGATGCAGGATCGCAATACCCGCGACCCCATATTTACTGGGCACTTGTTAGCCGATGGCAACAAGATGGAAATACATGATGACCCTAAAGGGTGTGTTACTTTCTGGGAAGAACCCGACCCATCGCACACTTATGCTATTGGTGCAGATCCAAGTGGAGGGGTAGGTCAGGATAACGGGGCGGCTTATGTTAAAGATAATAAGACCAACAAACTTGTAGCGCGCATTTGGGGTGATCTTGCCCCGGCTGACTTTGCCCGGGAATTGTACAAATTGGGTAAATTTTACAATAACGCATGGATATGCGTAGAAGCAAATAACCACGGGCACGTAGTATTACATGTTCTTAAGGAAATGAACTATCGGAATTTATATAAACGATCGACTATAGATGAAATAACGAACAAACCGACAAAAAAAGTTGGGTTTATAACAACGAATCAGACAAAGATTATGATTACCGAAAAGTTTAAAACCGCTGCGAAAGAAGGTAAGTTAATCATTTTGGATAAAGACTTGGTGTCCGAAATGTCAACCTTCATACAAATTGCCGGTAAAAGCGGCGGTACGGTTCGACGGGAAGCAAGTGCCGATGCTCATGATGATTTAGTAATGGCAGCCGCATTAACTGAAGAAATGAGTAGTTCCCGACCGTGGGATACAACGGACGAGCAGACACGAAACGAAATGCTCGAATATACAATTGACCCTGAAACCGGATTTATTATAGGATAGATGAATGAAAAATCCATTTGACCATGATGAATTACAGCAGAAAGAGCAGTCAAAAGAGTTACATGCAATTCGTGTAGTACGCGCATTTATGCGTAATAGCGATGAGTACCGCGATCCTCACATTGAATTGGCACTTAAATCACGCGAATTGTATGAAAACTGGTCGCCATCAAACCGTAGCCTTGTGCAACGTGCTAACTTAAAGTTGCCATTCGGCTTTACCATTATTGAAACCCAGACGCCACAATTGGTTGACATCTTTTTTAGAGGTGGTAATGCCGTTCAATTTAAAGGGCAAGATGCAAACGATGCCCTGTACGAGGATGCCATTACCGACTTTCATACCCATCAATTTGAAGAAATGAACCTCCAATCTAAATCGGCAACATTTATTAAAGCTATGTTACTAGATGGGACTGCAATTGCCAAAGTACCCTATAGATATAAAGAGATGGAAACCTTACGCCGGGTCGTGCAAAGCGACCCTCTTACCGGCGCTCCTCTTTCTTTAAAAGTTCCTGCCGTCGAAATTCTCTTTGATGGTCCGGATCTGGAAGTGATCTCGCTGGTAGACTTTTTTCCGGACTGGACAGTTAAACGCCCGGGAGATATTGCCGCTATGCGCGGATGTGTCCACCGCACATTTAAGACCCTCGCATCGCTTAAAACCAACCCCCTCTACAAAAATCTTGATGAAATTAAAATTAGTGTTGATATCAAGGGGGCTGATGCGTGGGCTCGCCCGTATTATTCAGATGCCTATAAAGATGATTTTGATAAATTAAATGATAATGAAGAAGGGGTTAAAGAAGAGGGGGCCGTCGAAGTTTGGGAATATTGGGGGTTATTTGACCGCAATCAAGACGGTGAATATGAAGAATATATTATTGTAATTGCAAACGGGGATGTGGTCCTTCGCTGTGAGCCAAACTTTTATGATTATAAATTTAAGCCTTTTGTAGCATGTCCCAACTATATGCGTGAGTCTGAGTTTTATGGAATCCCAGAACTCATGGCAGTTAGGTCCCTTATTAAAGAAGCAAATACGCTACGTAATGCCCGACTTGATAATATTAATTTATCCGTTAACCCTATGTGGATTGCAGACCGGGCTGCGGGAATTAACACAAAGAGCTTATTTTCACGACCTAATGGTGTTATCTGGACCAATGACATTAATGCTATTAAGCCATTGCCACCAATGGACCCATCCATTGGGTCCCGTGAGGAAATGGCGTTTATTCAAAACGACATTCAAAACGCTACTGCAATGGTAAATGCAGCGCCCGTTGCATCAAACCTTGGTAAACAATTTGGTAGGTCAGCAACCGGTGTAAATTTTATTCAAAGTTTTGCAAGTTCGCGCATTAGTCTGAAAGCACGTATGCTTGCTGAAATGTTTTTTAAACCTGTAGCTAAAATTATGCTACTGACAAATCGACAGTTTGTAACTGAGAATCAGTGGGTACGGGTATTAGACCCCAATACACCTAACCCATTTATCGAGTTACCCGCAGACGCATTTTTCAGGGCCTTCGATTTCTTCGTTGAGACGACGTTAGAAAGTGGAGGCCCAGAGGGGCAATTACAAAAGATCCAAACGGTGTCCCAAATTCTTCAAGCCGTTGAAGGTAGTCAGCCCGGAACCATTAAGAGTGACGTACTAATGGAGGCTCTATTGCGTCCATTACTTGGTCGACAAGTCAAACGCTTTGTTAATACCCCGGATGAACGGCAACAGATGCAAATGCAACAGCTTGCTGCACAGCAAGCGGTTAATGCCCAGCAAGGAGCCGCAGCTCCGCAGCCAAACGCGCAAGATCAAGGGTTAAATGTGCAACCGTCTCAAGACGTACTTGCAGCGTTAGGATTAGGATAATATGTTATACGCGAACGAGAACATTAAAATATGGAACCCGGAAACGGGTGAGATGTCAGACAAAGAAGACATTATTGATAGTGAAACCGAACGCGTTATTGATGAAGGGCTTGCACTTTCCCAAATGACCGGAACGCGCGGCTGGATAATTTTACGTGGTTTACTTACCAATACTTGCACCGACTTAAAAGAAAAGTTGGTCATTGAACACGATTTAGATAAGTTTCGCCGCTTACAAGAAGCGGTAAAAGCTTATCAAAATGTAATGAACTTTGTTGATTATAAAATCGCAGAAGGCATTGCATTACAAGAACAAAAAACCCAGTCCCCTGAAAAGGGCTAAACTAGGAGGATAACATGTCAGACGAGAAAATCGCGCAGCCACAAGCGACCTCGCAAGAAAGTCCGGCTGTTGAACAGCCACAGTCCCCAGAGATCTCTACTCTTGGTCAAACTGAAGCAGTGGAAGAGGCGAACTCTATACCTCAGAAGTTCGTAGGAAAATCTTCAATGGAGATTATCCAGGCATACCGAGAACTTGAAAAAGATCGCGGTAGGCTCGCATCTGAGTTAGGCTCGGCTCGAAAAGAGAGGGAAACGTTAGAGGAGCAATACCGTCAAGCAGAGCGCGAACGAATCGCTTATGCTCAGGCAGCAAATCAACGTCAACCACGAACGGTTCAAATCGAAGAGGCCCAGGACCCTGTTGCCGTCTTTGACTCTAAGTTTGATGAAGACCCGCGTAATGCCGTGAAAATGGCTTTAAACGCTGTATCTAGTCAAATGAAACAGCAATCACGCGCACAATCACAAGCAGAAGCGGAAGGCTACTATAGACGACAAAAACAGGACAATCCAGATTACTCTCGACGTGAACCAATAATGCAGCGGCTTGCCGCAGAATTAACCGATGTTGTAAAACCAGAATATCAAAATTCATTAAAGGTTTTAGCTGCTTTGGATTTAATGTCCAAAGGTGCTGACATTGATTATTACACTAAGCAAGCTGTTGAGCGCGGGCAGAAGGATGGTCTTTCTGTTCGATCCGAAAAACAACGCGCTCAGTCCGAATCTGCTACATCTAAAACAGATTCTTCAGTATCTTTTAAAAACCTCTCACTTGATGAGATGCGAAAGGTACTTGGGCGGAGCGACGATTAGGAGTAAATAATGGCTACTAATACTACCTTATCACAGGTTGCAGCTAATCCCAATTATCTCAACCTGTATTATGAGAAAAAGCTATTGTCAGTCCTTGAACCTCGTCTAGTCCTTCAACCGCTTGGAAAAAAACAACGACTTCCAAAAGGGTTTGGCAAACAGGTGAAATGGCTGCGATATAATACAATTGAACCATATAAAGTTAGCGGTGCAATAACAGCACTAACTGAGGGTGGTTCAGCACCGGAAGTCAGTTTCACCACTTCAAGCGTAACGGCAGATATTCAACAATACGGACAATATTCTAAAGTGTCTGACCTTTTGTCAGATGTGGCAATTGATCCCGTATTGGAAAATTTGTCTGAACGCTTTGGTATTGCTGCTTCAAAAACAATTGAAGAACTCATTGTTAATGAGATTGCAGCAAACTGTACCGATCAGTTTGTAAATGATAAACTGGGGCCAAATGACATAGTCGATAGTGATATTCTTAATCATAAAGAACTGATCGAAGCAATGATTGTGCAAAAAGCTGCATTCGTTGGTCCACATGAGTCGGGAGACTACGTTTGCGTATTACACCCGCGATCGGAATATGATTTACTTATCGATGATCAAGCTGGAAGCTTTTTGGACATCATGAGGTACACGAACAATAAACCGCTTTTAAACGGTGAAATTGGTCGTATGTATGGAATGCGGTTCTTAGTTTCTGATAAAATGCCAACTGCGGCTAATGCCACCGCAATAAATGTTCATAAATCATTTGTGATTGGTGAAGAGGCATTTGGGGTTGTGGAACTAAATAGTGATTCCCTAAAAATGATAACAAAACGACACGGTTCCGCTGGAGCAAGTGATCCACTGGATCAGTTTGCTACAGTCGGCTACAAGATTCACGGCTTTGCAGTGAAATATCTTGCAGAAAGCCCCCCCGGTGGCGTCAAAAAACCTCGCATTATTGCAATTAGTGCGGCATCAAATATCTAGGTTAGGAGGGGGTAAGTTAATGCTTACCCCCAACTTTACCTGTAAATGGCATTTACATTAGTACCACTGGAGCAACCGAAAATGACCTTAATGAGCTTTCAAGATAAGCTTAAAAAAATTCACCCCTTGTTATATGTGAACACCACAAAACCACAAGTACGTGAAAATGGTCTTAAATTTGGTGCTGTTTATTTAAAACAACCTCGTAAAGACACAAGTAAGATTAGTGCAAATAAACGTAATTTGGTCAGTGAAGGACATGCCAAATATTTAGACGCTTTAGAAACCGGGCAAATGGATGTGTTTATTACGTCGATTTGTCTTGACTTTATACCAGAATATGATATATTTAATCTAGAGTACACGCGTTTAGTAGTACTAGGCTGGAGATCATTTGGGTTGATGCTTATTAAACAAAAACTTGTACCCGCAGAACGAGTAAAAAAGGGTTTGAATTGCGCTGGTCTTGGCGAGTCAGATTATGACCGCGCCAGCTTTTTTGGGAAAATAGAAATTGCAAAGAGGTTAGCAAATGCCTAACGTAACACAAGGATTTTTATATTCGGAAATTGTAACGCGCGTTAAAACATTCATTGGTAATGAGAGCGCAAGCTTTCAGACCTATGTAGAACAGACGTTGCCTTTGGCCGAATTTCGCTTTTGTAAAATGCATGATTGGGCTTTTCTTAAAAAGACCGGCCTTGTGTTAACGACTCAACTAGGTACCGCGGAGTATACATTAAACCCGGCGAGTATTGGGTTTCATATGGCTGCTACCGATGTCGAAACAATACGGGCAGAAGCCGATGGCGTTGTTCTTAAACGCATGGACTTAAATCAAATACGGCGCTTTGACGCTGAAAATGACGACGGCTCTGCTCAAGATACCCCGAAGTTTTGGGCTCCGGTAGGGGATAACAAGATTCGTTTATGGCCTCCAAGCACGAAGTCAATGACATTGCAAATTGATGGCAAGATTACGCCTGAGCCACTATCAACCAACTATCCCCTTATCCCTTATAAATATCAAGAGTCATTTATTGAATATGTAATTGCAATAGCCCTAGATCGTGAAAATGATGACAGGGCTGCTGGCAAAAAGCAAGAAGCTTTGGCTTTAATTCGCGAAGATATTAAAGCTGATCTTGCAAGTCTTTCAGACGTGGAGAACCCACGCATTAAATCTTTATTAGAAGCACGTTTTGATGGGCTTAGTGCGTCGTTAAACATACCAGGGTTTGGACCGGGCGAGTAATATGGGAACGAGTAGATATATTGACGAGATAGAATATTCAGATGCAAAGGGGCTAGATACGGCGTCGCCGATTAATCTGGTTGCCGCGGGATTTGTACGCGAAGCAAAGAATATTAATTTAGGCGTAACGGGTTCTTATATTAAACGCAATGGTTATATACAACAATTTACTCAAGCAAATGCTCAAACGGGTTATCAAGTTTTACAAGGAATTGAGTTTAAAAATGCTCTTGTAACTGAAAAATTATTATATATTACTAATGATATTGTGGGAAAATTTGGAAAAATAGACCCGGTTTTTGGATCATTCACTTCGTTACAAACACTGGCGGGAGTGCCCTTATCGTTAGATTCAACAAAACGCCCATCGTTTGCCCAAGTTCGCGACTCGTTATTTTATTTCGATGGGTCAGCCGAAACAGAAACTCCATTTGTTTATGAAGGGAACGATGTATATACTCGGCCTCTCGGTATTGTGCAGCCCAATTCTCTTACAAGTACGGGCCCTGCCGGCGGGGGTTTTTTAGAAGCAGAGGGTGAGTATATTTTTGCATATACCTATGCGTTCTACTATAACGAGCAGCTTATCGCTGAAAGTAGCCCTTCCCCTTTATTAAATGCCACAACCACGGTCTCTGATAAGACGGTCCCATTAACTTTAGCGGCATATCCATTTTATAGTGATGCTGGCTTATCTCATTTAGATATAAGAACGCGCATTTGGCGAACAATGGTTAATGGATCTATTCTTTTTTTAGAAACGGAAATTTCGGCAAACTTAACCGAATATTCGTCTGGAAATCACCCCGACAATTCCGATGATGGTTTATTGTCGGAACAAATGTCATTTGATAATAGTCCATTACTGGATGACTATGTACGGGCTCGATTTCCGGTGGTAGCTCGAAACCGTGTGCTGGTATTTCACCCAACACAACATCGGGGTCTGTTTTCTAAAATTGGGTTTAATGGTCCATTACCCGAAAGTTTTCCAATAGCAAATGAGTTTTCTGTAGAAGGTAAATATGGGGCTGCCGATGCTTTGGTGGGGGCCGGGCAGATTAAGGGAGTCCCAATTATCTTAAAAGAGCGTTCAATTGGTCGCTTAGAAGAAGTTGGACTTCCAGATATTGCGAATAGCGAGGATAGTGTCACATATATTTATCGTGAAATTTCGGAAGTAACCGGCGCTGTGTCACATCACGCTCAGTGCCAGGTATTTGACGAGCTTATCTTTTTAGGTCGTGACAACATTTACGCTACCGATGGGCAAACGGTGCGACCAATCGCCCTTCAAATTCAAGACATTGTTAAAGCCGCGGATTACAGTGGTAATAAAGCTAGTAAAATGTCTGCAATTAATGATACAAAAAATAGACGCATCTATATTCAAGTTTATCAAAATTCGGCATCTTCTTTACCAGATTTAACACTTGTTGGGGATTATCAACAATACCCCACATTTCGATGGACGACATATGAAAAAGGAGATGATGTAACTACTGCCCCCGGAATTAATGCCGGCTGTTTTTTTCAAACGGACGCTACGGGTGCGGGCGGTATGGATATATATTTTGGATCGGCAGCACCACTTGGTCAATATTATAAAATGAACACTGGGACAAGTGATTATCCAGCCAATACGTGGATCGCGGGATCGACTCCGGCGAACGCCATTCATATGCGCCTTGTGAGTAGACCCTATATGTTTTCACAACCCATGATTACAAAACTATATAAACAAGCAAAAATTTTTACACTGGCTGCAAATCAATCATATCAGTTTGAGTTTGGCACTAAGTTTGATTTAGATGACACAACAATTAATTTAACCTCTTTTAATGTGGTAGGTTCCGGAACTACGTGGGGGAACTATAATTGGTTACCTTCCAATAACACTATTGTTGGAAATACCCTTATTTGGCAAGGGCCGGCTTTACAAGAAAAAAAATATCACATGCACTATAAAGCACAAATGATGCAATTAGTTTTTATTCAGGATGATTCAAATGCTCCTTTAACGCTCCTCGGTTGGGGCGTGTCGGGAAGCGTATTTTCAGGTATATAGGAGAGTAACATGGGATTTCCTTCAGTATCAGCGAGTGCATCCGTAGCGACAGAACATGTCCAGAAAACCGGCCTAAATGCTACTCCTCAACTTATCTTTACAGGACGAGGAAACCTCTATGGGTTTCTTCTAGAAGAGATGGGTGGGGACGATTTATTTATGCAATTTTTTGATGCTGCGGCGGTGGGGGATGTAACAGTCGGAACAACAACGGCAGTAATGTCAATTCGAGTCAAGGCTGGTGGAGCTATGGGAAAAGACGTTAATGATAGTCCGTTAAAGTTCTTTTCTAAGGGCTGTGTAGTGGCCGTTACAAAAGGGCGCGCTAATAACGCAGCACCAACAATAGATGCCGTATCACAGTTTTGGTACGTTGCACAGAACTTTACTCTATAACGAGGTAAATTATGGCATTAACCATACCCTATACATTTCTCCCAGGCTTTCCTGCGATTGCCGGCGAAGTAAATGAAAATTTTGATGCCGTTGCAGCGTGGGCCAACAACGCAAATATTGGGACAGATTCATTGGGAGTTTTACAGGCGCGAACGGTAAGCTTACCATCCGCACCAACCAATGCCATCTTATATTTAAACCAAACCAGTAGTAACCCTACTATTTATATTTCAAATGCTGGAACGGATTGCTCTTTAGATATTGTGCAAGCCGATCAACTTGCATCTGGAAAAGCCGTAATTAAAATTACGGACAATTTTACACAATTGGTTAGTGGGGCTAATGAGTTTGTTATGAATTTAGCGGGAAACTCAACAATCCCTGCATTATTAATCAAACACGGCTCCATTGAAACATTTAAAGTAACTAAAACCCATATGAGCATCCCCGCCGTTACGACCACGGAACGCGATGCCATTGTGTCTCCAAATGTAGGGTCCATCGTTTTTAATACAAGTACACAAGACTTAAATGTAAAATCTGCTTCAGCCTGGACTACCAGTGGAAGTTCACCGACAGGAACCGTCGTGATGTTTGCCGGTGCAGCGGCTCCTATTGGTTGGTTAATTTGTAATGGTGATACTATTCCAAATGGGATGGGGACTGTTCAAGGTGTTACAGCCGATTTTTCCTCGCTGTACGCCATCTTAGCGGGAAACTATGGGAGTTCTAGCGGAACCTATAAATTACCTGACATGCGCGGTATTTTTCCAACCGGGGCGGGCACATCTGCTGGAGTCCCAGCATTTGCGGGAAAAACTTATGCTGGAGGTGTTTTAGGTAATTATTCAGTTGAGGATATGGGAACCCATACGCACACAATTCCAGTGTTTGTTACAAGTAGTAATCCGGATCCAGGGATAGTGGGCCAATCTTACTCATATTCCCATTCATCGCTAACAAATCCGGGTTATAGCAACGGGGGAAGCCCTTTTAATACTGCTAATGTGCAAACGTATAACAATCTGTTTATGAAAATAATTGGTGCCGCTAGTTGTAATAATGGTATAAATGGGACTCTACACAACAGCGCCGACCGTTTTACAACGGGAACAGCAGGGGCGGGCGTAGCCGTAAAACCCGGCAGCCTGTCCATGCATTTTATTATTAAACATTAGTATGAAAATACACGTAATAGAAAATGTCCTTGTCGAACTTAAACCCGTTTCCACGGAAGTGCTCACTATGCTTCCTAGTTGGGCTCAGAAGCCCCCGTTACGGGATTATTTTAGGGCGTGGCCCCCATTACAAGACTGGAATAGCCCAACCCTTTTAGCACAGCGGCTTGAATGGGGTTATGGAATTTATGAAAATGGAACCTTAGTGGGGCTTGTTCAACTATGTTATCCAAATCAAGCGGCCCGATGTATTGAATATGGGATGCTGATTGATGACGATCTCTCCCATAATAGGTATGAAACAAGTTTACAAGTCGAACAATTAATTTCCAAATATATTTTTGAAACATTAAACTATAACAAATTATACGTAAGAATTTTAAAAACACGAACAAATCTATTAACAAGGCTCCTCAATTTAGGTTATAAAATTGAAGGAACACTAGAACAATCGGCACGTATTGATGGACAATATGTAACCGAACTATTATTAGCCAAATTTAAAGGAGTATGATATGGCATTCTTAGCACCACTTGTCCCGGCATTACTAGGAACTGGAGCAGCCGGAGCAGCCGGAGCAGCCGGAGCAGCCGGAGGGTTAGGGAGTATGTTAGGCGCAACCGGCGCTACTGGAGCAGCCTTAAATAGCATGGGTATATTAGGATTAGAACAAGCGGGTGAAAGTGGGTCGGCCCCGGCACCTCAAGCAGGGGGTCAATCACCACAACCTATGCCAGCACAACCGACCCTAAATCCTGCACAACGAGAAGCACAACTGGAAATGGGGCTTGTTGAATCATTAATACCCAAGCCCCCGACCGAAGTGGGGGCAAACGCGATTGCAAAACGGCATTTACCTGGAAAATAGGAAACGAGGTTAATTATGTCATCAATCATTGGTGGAAAAAAACAAACATCTTCTACAACCGCCCAAACAAACACGGACTCGACTTCGCGGATGGCGCAACGTGCCGTATTGCGACCTGAAGATGCGATGGCTTTACAGCGCAATCAAATGGCATCGGAATTAGCTGGTGAGAATTTACAAACCTTTTTACAAAAGTTACAACAACAGAGTCAAGCGGAACAGCCGTTTACAACAGGAGGTCCTGATGCTATGACGCGCGCGTTAGCGTCCCAAGCTACACAGGGTATGGCGCAACAAGCGGGAGCATTACAAAAACAAGTTGGACAACAATTTAGTGCAAATCCACTGGCCGCAAAAGCTTTGCAAACGCAAATTGCTATGCAAAACCGTTTGTCTTCCAATCCCGCATTATTTAATGCGTTTAAAGACCAACAACAAAGGCAGTTACAAGAACTCCAAGCCCGACAAACACAAAGACAAGAACAAGCCGGTTTAGCACAATCTGGCTATGGGATCTCCCAACAAAATTTAAAAAATGCAGCAACAATTGCTGATATGCTTAAGACCACACTTCAGGAAGGCTCACAGACCCAACGGCAAACACAAAGTCAACAACAATCAGCAAGAAGCGGTGGGATACTACAAAATTTTGGGATTAAATAGGAGAGTATATGGGAAGCTTTTTAGGTGACGTTACACGGGTACTTGGCGCTGTTGTTTCAGCAGAAAAAGGCGATTTGCGAGATTTAGAGCACGTCTTTAGAGGAGAACCGACTGAAAGCGAGAAGGCTGATAATTTGTGGTCACAATTAACAAACGCCGCAACAGTAACTCCCCAAGGTCCCGCACCGCTCTCTCCCGACATGCAACTAGCACGAGCACAAAATGATATGCCTGGTTTTTTGAAGGCAAGTGGCCAAAACCAAAGTCGGACAGCTCTCCTCGACTCAGTTAATGCGAGTAATCTAGATGAAGCCGAAAAAGCGGATTTTAAACGGCGCATTATGACTGGAGAGAACCCTTCGAAAATGTGGGATGATTATAATCATGCAAAAAATCGGTTAGTGATGCAAGGACAAAGACAAGAAATGAATCTACAAAATGAACAACGCCAAATTGCGGGCGAAGAACGGCGAGCTAAAACACAGGACAAACGTAAAAAAGAGGCTTCCTTCGAATTTAAAGCTAAAGCATACGCTAACGAAAATCCCAACGCTACCGCAGAACAATGGGCAGCTTGGTTACGCAGCATGGGAGGCGTAAAACCTGATAATGTTGACCAAGCCCTTAAGGATCTTGAAACGCTTGGAATTAAAACGCCAGACCCTACATTCAAAGACAAAATTAAAAAGCTATTTGGTTTTTCCCCGTCTGTCCCCCCGGCAAATCCACCGGCGGGCTCGACATCTTCTCAGCGCAAATTGTATTATAACCCAGCGACAAAAACCGTAGAATAATGCCAAAAATAATTGAAATTCCAAATGTGGGTGAAGTAGAGTTTCCAGATAGCATGTCTGAAACGGACATCAATGCGGCAGCCTCTAAACTTTACACGGATAGTTTATCCTCAACGTCGCAACAACCTACCTACGAAGGTGGGATACCGCTCGACATTTACCAAGAAGTTAATGCCCCACAATTAGAAGGCATTCTACCCCCGCCTGAACCTACTCCAGCACAACAAGCTGAACAGGAGATGATGAGTGGGATACGTACCGGTGAGCAATTTGTAAAGTCGCTAGGACGAGGCGCTGCCGGGGCCGCCATTGCCCTCGGTGAGCTATCGCCGGCCTTTCCTGAAGGCACGCAGCCCGTTAAAGAGGCCCTTACACTAGCCATACCCCCTTTAAAGCCCCTCTTTGAGCATAAAAGCGAGGGTTGGGTAGAGCATATAGCGGAATTTGCGGGCGGCTTTCTAGCTCCTGAAGGAGCTATATTAGCGTCTAAAGTACCGACGGCTAAAGCGTTGACAAAGAAGGCTTTGACTGAAAGCCACGTCCGGAGCGTACAAGACGCCGCTTTTAAACGAGCAGCTAAGGCTGCTATGGGTGAATTTGAGCCTTTAGATCTATGGACCCCAAAATTACAAACGGTTGAGAATAAGACACTTGCGCCTCTTCTAGCAAACGAATTACAAGATACGGTGGCTCAACAAGCTGCTTTTGAAAAGCAGCTAGTAGAATCAGAAGCAGCTATCTCTAAACAAACAGGGCGTTTGATTGAACGTGAGCTGGCGGCTAAGGAGCGTGCGGCTGCGCGCATTGATAAGCTTTCGCAAGAATCCGCTACAGCTACTTCAAATAAGGAGGGGTTGATAGCTAGAGCTCAAGAGAAACTGGCTGTCTTCAATGACACTATTGAGGACCCGACCGTCTTTAACGACCGGATCAGTTCTCTTGAAGCAAGACGTTTAGAGTCACAAGCGCGCATACAGGCTCTAGACCAAGAAATGACCATGCTTGACCAAACCGCCGACATTGATAAACTTGCACGCCTTGAAGGGCAAAAGCTATCCGAGCTATCACGCCGGGACGCAATTGTTGGCGAATTTAACGAGGTTACTATATCACGCGGAATGTCGCGGGACCAACGCCTATTAGCTCGACAGCAATTGCAGGGGCAAACGGAGGCCGCCATCCAAGCGGCTAACCTTGCCGAGCGAAAAGCACAAGGGCAGCTTTCTAAAGAAGCTGCCGCGATCAGTAAAGGTTTACAAGAAGAACGCATTCGGTTATTACGCCAACTTCAGCAAAAGCGGGGAATGCGGCAAGACTTAAATGAGACGGCCAATAAGCTTCGGGAAAATCTTTTAAAACAGGAACAGATTAAGCAAACCATGCGTCGCTCCCAGATTGCAATTGAACCAAACCTTAATTGGTCCCGTACCTTTGGCGCTACAAATATTCCGGAAATGGTACACGCGCGGGCGCTTGAACAAGTCCGGCTTGTTGATGATATGCTGAAAGCAGGTTTTGTCAAGCCTGAACTAGCCGACTCTATACGCAATGCTGTATACACCGAAGTCTTAGCAACAAATGGCATTAAGACCGCTACGCAAAAATTGCACAAATTTAATATCCTAAACGAAACCTTTAGATGGGGTAATATACAAAAACGCACCGGCGTACCTACAAATGAATCGGTACAAAAAACAATATGGGCACTAAATGAGGGTAAAAATATTCAAAATCAATACCGCAAGGCTGCTTCTGAGCCTATCCGCGCATTGCACAAAAGTGGTATTGGTCTCGACGATCAAACAAAAATATTACAATACTTTGAGAAAATGGAAGATGGGTCCGTAGTATTTAAGCCAGAAGCCTACACACTTGAGGTCGATGGTGTTAAAAAAGTAGTAATTCCTGAATACCGTGGACCGGTATTGACTGAAAGTCAGCAAGCAGCTTTTCGCCAGTTACGGGAAATTTTTGATGATATGGCCTTTGAAGCCGGCGTGTCGCGCTTACCGCGCTACGTTCCCTTACGTGAACTTCCTCAATATGCAGGATTATCGACTAAGACCAGTGCGGAAGTTATACAAAATGCTACATTAGCCCAAGCTAGAACCTCCGGTCAATTAGTGAGTGGCATTCATGAAACTAACATTATAAACCTTGTAGACCGCTACACCCGTGAACTAGCCCGCAAAAAATTCATTGCCCCCGCTCTTGAGGATTCTATTGAAACTCTCAATATGTTACATTTATCGGGGCTTACTCATGAGAGTGTTGAATTTAAAAAATGGTTACTAGACGCCTTTAATATTGATGCCGAAAAAACAGCATCACAAGTATTGGGCACATATAAATTAAATCAAATTAAACCGTTAATTGACGACTTTGTACGAATGTTGCCAGACGCAGAGGGGGCTACTAAACAAATTTCTGATGCGCTATCACAGGCCATGTTTGTGAAACTGGTCGGTATTAATCCAAAAACATGGGTAAAACAATTCTTGCAATTTCCTACCTTAGGGTCTATCGAATTAGGCGAACGGTGGGTTGCAAGTGGATTAGCGGATGCCACTAACGTTTGGACAGTTGCCGGGCGTGATCGCATTCGTGAAGCAAAGAAAATTTTACGCGCCTCGTTAATAAAAAATTCAGCCGTGTTAGAATCAGAATTGGGTAAAGCCCCTACTAACAAGATTGCTAAAGCTATTGATTTGTTTAATGCCCCTTCCCGTGCTATATCACGTAGAACAATGGAAGCCGGCGAAGAATTTAACCGCCTTCAGTCTGTACTAGCTGCACAAAATAAGTTTTCACATTATTGGGAACGCGCTGGGGCACAGGGAATCCAGCGCCTCCTTGATGAGTCGGCGCTAACAACCGCACAGAAACAAATGATAAGCCGGTCGTATTTAAGTGGCGGGGTAAATAATGCTCGCGATGTTTACTCCTTGCTAATGACTCAGCGTATTAACTTTGCATATGGTTTAGCCGATTCTCCGCGCGTATTGCGTAGTGAGTTTGGCCGCTTGTTTCCATTTTTAACTTATACGCGAAATGTGTTAACCCGCGGCGCAGAGGCAATTGCTGAAGGTAAACCTAAAGACTTAGCCAAATTAGTACTTAAACCCCTAATGCTGCTTGCGGCGTTTGCAGGTGGGACGAAGTTAGCAACGGGTACAGCCCGAACATTGCCGCCGGGTTCTGGCCCAGCCGAAGCCGTCATGGACATCTATAAATATGGCGTTACCTCTGCACCACAAATCATACTTAAAAACGCATATAACATCATATCACCAATACCCTTTAGCGTTTGGGATGAGAAGAAATTTAAGAAAGAACTTGACAAAAAATTAGAAGTGTTTCCAGAAGTAGGCAAGTCTAGTCCGTTATATGACACGTTATTAAAGGGATTTAAGTAATGGCTGAATGGGATGCATTATTTGGTATTATACCTAGTATGTTGGTTAATCAACAATTGGCAGAACGTTTTGAAAATGTTTCCAAATACCAGCAGCCCAAACAATATACCTTACAAGAAGCCCCTACCACCGAATATATACCCAAAAAAGAACTGCCTGAATATCAAAAACTTTCCCCAGAAGAACAGCTTCAAGCCGCAAAAAAAATGTTTAGTGCAGAAGGTCAAACAGTATTAAGCACAAATGAGTCTGGAAAAGTCGCAATGAAAGATTTTTTTAAGGGTTATAAAACTCCGGAAGATTTTAATGCTGATATGGCAGCACTATTATCACGGCGTGATATTGGTCAAGTGCCCATGACAGACGAACAGTACGCAAATAATTTGCAAACTTGGTACGCAACACAAGCAAACGATAAGGGTGAAAAAACATACGCACGAGATTTATTAGGTACAAAAAAAAGAGCTAACGCTGTTAGAACAACTTTGCTTGATCCAAATTTTCAACAACTGAACCAGCAGCAACAAGCTGCTTTTTTATCAACTGACAATTTAATACACAACTCTTTTAAGTCTGAGAAATTGAAAAAAGCTGAAAACGAATTAAACGCTGCAAAAACACTAAAAGCACAAACTGCCATTAACATCGCACAAGAAAAAATTGATGAAATTAAAAGTAGTGGTGCGGGTGTAGATCAAAATAAAGTTCAACAAATGCAAGAAAACATTCAACGTGGGTGGGATGCTGCTAAAAGTATTAGTGCTAAACTAAATAACAATGTATCTCCCGAAATTATTTTTGCACAGATTGCAAATGAAACTGGGTATTTAACAAAACCCATTGCGTTAAATAACCTTACAAGTATTAAAATTACACGTGCTGATAGGGCTGAATTAAAACGTCAACGTCAACAAAAAGAGTATGAGCAAAAATTACTTAGTATATTCCCAGACATATTTTTGCGGAGATTACCATGAACTTTCAAGATATACTAGACATTGTTAGCGCCATCTTTACAGTGATTGGCGCGCTTAAAGTAATAGCCCGCTATACCCCCTGGAAGTGGGATGACGCGGTTCTCGATTTTTTAGACTTCCCTATGAGACTACTAGCAAAGAAGGATAAATAGTATGCGTGCGGATCAACTACTACACAAAATAGATAAACGACTTGCCGTTCTGGAAGCAATTAGTAAAGAACATGCTATTGAAACGGAAGAACAATTACGTGAATTAAAAAGTGATGTCGCCGCAGTTAAAACGGAAGTGGGTTACTTAAAAATTAAAATTGCGGGGGTTGCATCGGTAGCTTCCTTTATTATTAGTATTGCTCTTAAAAAGTGGGGTATGTAGTGGCAACCCTATGCCTCTTTGCAGTAAGCGTTTTATCCCTTCTTCTATTTGATCCGGTGGTAACGGCCTACGTCTACGATGAGCCCACCTTTCAATGGCGCTTTGTAACACTATTTACCCACATGGTTAGCCATGGGGGATGGGCACATCTTCTTGGGAATTTTCTATTTGGTGCACCCTATATGTTATATCTTGAACACAGATTGCAAAGCTCGAAAAAATTTATTCGGTTGTTTTTTTGTGCGGGGTTGGTTGCGCTGTTGTTTCAATATATTTTTAATGAGATGGCGATAATTAAATCGAGTGGTTTGATTGGTAGTAGTGGTGCAATCTTTGGTCTTGTGGGGGCGGCGCTTATGGGGTATCGCGGGCCGCGAGCGGTTCAATTGACGGCCAAAGCCATCCTTATATTTCATATAATAACTCAAGGACAAGCTGCGTGGGTATCACTTGTTTGGGCAGACGGTGTGGCATATGCAGCGCATTTTGGTGGAATACTGGCCGGTGTGTGGTTTAGTTATCATCATCTGAATCGGGGTCCCAGTCGCTCTCAAAAACGACGGTGCGGTCAACGACGCTCTCTTCCAAAACAATAATTCTATTTTCTAACCGATGAATGGCGACGCGAAGGAGCTTTAGCTGCTCGTCGAGAATTCTTACTTTTTTCATGGTTAGCTCTAACTGTTCGGCTTGTTTCATTTACCCCTCCCAATATTTTTCCCACCTCTAATTGTCTCATTTGAATGATTGCGCCTTTGATAATAGCAAACTGTTCGGCGTTATCATCAATCGTTTGCCCACAAATCCATACCGCAACAATATATGCAACGTCATTTTCCGCAACAATTACCCCGCAAATCTCGCATTCAATTGGCGCAGCTTCGGCTCCCGACCAATGGGCGTGATCCCAAAATTTGATCCACACCATATTAGACTTAAGCGTCATTTACGCCTCGTTAAAAAGTATCCCTTACAGGAACGGCACTTCCACTGCTGTTGCAGTGCCATTGAGTTTGCTCTAACACCGTCTTTAACAACCTTAACTGAGCCGCATTTTGGGCATCCTTTTCTATCGGAAAGCAGCGCCATATTGGGATGGCGCTCCATCCAAGGCAATAGTTTTTTGTATACTTTCTCTAATAGTACCACGTCTTGTTTATTATACTTCTCAAGTAATCGCCAACTATCCGCACGATTTTGAAGGCAGCCCAGCCACAGGTCAAAACCTGTGTGCTTCACCTTTTCCCCTAACTTAAAATAAAGTCCAAGGTCATTAAGTTTACAGCTATTAAGATTAAAGTATTTACGCGTAATCTTAAGTGTGTCAACCGTGGCAAATGTGGAGGGGGGTTTTAAGCCGTGAAACGCAAAGCGTGCGCGCGCCTTCTTAATATCGAAGGCGTCACCGTTGTGAGCTATAACCACGTCAGCCTTGTCAAATAAGTCACGCAATTTTTGTGCCAATTGGCGGTCGGTCTTTTGTCCCTGCATAGTAACACAGTGAATCTCGGATTCCCCTAGCCACTTGTAGGCAAACGAAAGCAGGTGCCATTCCTCTTTAAACGCTATAACGTCTTGTTCATATTTACCCCATACGTAAGCTAAATTAGGGGCCGTCTCAATATCAAACAATAAAACTTTTGGTTTCATTTTTTCCTCGCTTTTTTCCCTACGCCGCACCTGGCGGTTCTGGCGGTGTGCCAGAGTCCCATTCCGATTGCCGCAAGTTCGTCTTCTGAGCTAACCCGCCCGGTATAACCGTCAAGAAGCTTTTTGTCCCCTTTCCAATCCGTGTGCTTTTGCCAAGACGCAATAGGAATGTCTGCAAAAATATTGCAGCCGCTATGGTGCAAAGCAATAGCAATAACAGATACAGACCAATGAGTGTATATATGAGTATTGCGAACCAATTGCTCAATGTGAACCTCCTCATACTCTACAAGTAACTTTTTATACAGTTTATAAATTTTACATAACCGTATAAATACGTTGTCTTTTTTGTCGACGGCAACCGTCCCCGAATCTATAAGGCGATCGCCGTCAAACAAAGCCCAGCCCGATGAAATACTGGCCGGGTCGATATAGAGCACTTTCTTAGGCACTTGCGGCTTTTGCTTTCTCTTCCGTAGGTGTCAGTTTATCTTGTGCAATTTTTAAGATCTTGCCTACCGATTCTTGATAGCCATGGAATTGTAATGCATACACACACAATTGGTCATCTTGCAGCGAGGCTAATGCCTCTCGCAATTTTCGGGTAATTGTTTTAGCTTCTTCAGCATTTATACCTTCAATAGGTACAAGGTCAACTCCGAATTGTAGGGTGTATAGTGCTCCGGCATCGGCCCCCTCATTGATACTATCATGTAGTGCAGTTAATAATTGTTTAACTTGCGCTATTGTATGTACTTGTTTTTGGTTCATTGGTTTCTCCCTTATTGTTAATTATATCTGACTCCGATAAAGAAGTCAAGATTTTTATGTCTACCTTTAATGGCACCCGCAATGGATACACATTTTCAGCAACCTGTTTAATCTCTGCAATTTTGCGCGCTAAATGCCGATCATTTGGAACGCTTATAACCACTGAGTCATGCACTTGGGTAACCAACCGGTACCCTAGATTATGTAATTTAATCATGGCGCGCTTTGTAATACTGGCCCCAAGGCTTTGAATTGGGAAGTTATAACCCTGTTTAAGGGCGTGCCGCCACTCCTTACTACCTGTAGGTTCGTATTCAATGGCCGGTAAGCGTCGCAAGCGCCCAGCCTCAGAGATAACACAGGCATTGGTTTCAATAAATGCTCTCTGGTTTTCTAAATATTTTTTATAGCCCGTATACAGGTCGTAAAATTGATGGATAATTTCCCAACAGTCATCGACATTCTTATTAATCATGCTGGTTAATCTATACGCAGATGCATCGTAGATCATGGCAAAATTAACAGCCTTACCAATCTGTCGATCCGTCCCAATGGCATTAGCAGTTATTTGGTGTAGGTCAATGCCGTCATTATATGCCTGTAAAAGTAGTCGGTCGTTTGACAGATGGGCAGCAAGCCGTAACTCAAGCTGAGAGTAATCAAAATACACAAACACTTGGCCCGGGTCTGGCAAGAAAAATTTCTTAATCTCAGACCCGCGTGGTAAGTTCTGCATGTTTGGGTTTCTTGATGATAGTCGCCCGGTTACAGTGCCGCCCGAACTGTCCTCTTTGTCCCTGCCTGTCTGCAAATACTCGGCGTAGATGCGCCCATTATCTACGTGCGCGAGTAACCCCGTCTTCTCAACCGCGTCCCCTGTGTACGTGTTTAAGATCTTGATGTTCTTTTTCCACATTTTATACGTCGACAAAACTTTATGGATGCGGTCAGTTTCTTTATGCGCTTTATAGATCGTTTCCAAAGAACTTTCGGAAGTTGATGGTTTGCCCGTTGTAGTTTTATCCACAAGCTTTTCAGGAATTTTAAATTGACCGAAGATAAGCGACGCCAAATGTTCCGAACTTTGCCAATTAAATTTCGTTTTGCTTTTGAGACTACGGCGCTGCACGTTTGCTTGCCCTTTCGGCGTGTGTTTTGTTGCGAGCACTTTTTCATATAGGTCCTCCTCTATATTATGAATTTCTTTTGCACAAAGTAACGACATTTCCGCAAGTAACTTAATGTTCTCTGCCAGTAAAGTTTGCTTGTACTCGTTTAACGCTACCTCATTTAAGTGAATGCCATCTAACTCCATTGACAATAACACTGATTCGAGGGGCATCATTTCATCGGTATAATAGTCTAAGGGGGATTGCGTATAGCCTTGGTTTTTAAGGGCATTATCAACATTATTTAGGGCGGGCACCAAACTCCAAAAAAGTTTGTACGTATTTTTGCAATCCTCAAGACAGTACCGCTTGATTAGATCATAGTAAGGTTCGGTATCATCATCGAGGTCAAGGCGGCAGAGATCGGCAACCGAGCGCCCTTGCACGGCGGTAATAGCCCGATCCAATTCTTGCTTACGTAAAAGAGCCGAAGTACCCCAGTACTTAACCGACAAATCTTTTAGGCCGAGGGGCTGGTTCTCGTTGTCAAGTTGTGCCATTAATTTAGTATCCCATATTCGACATTTAATGACCACGCCAGCATTAATTAAGAACTTAAGATCAAAGCGTAGGTTATGTCCAACAATGTGGTTGTTGGCGTCGGCTAAGAACTGTCGAAGTTCCACGTCGTCAACGGAACGATACTTGCCTTCGGTTCCATCCCACGTTCCCACGCCATGAATGCGGTCACGCCGTGGGTTAAGGCCGGTGGTTTCAATGTCTAGCGCGAGTAGTTTCATTTTACAACCTCAAAAATAAAATTACGTAACTTAACCCGATCTTTTTTTACTGCTGTTATCCGGGTGCAATGATAGCGCATATAGCATCGTATCGGAAGCATTTCGATGTTATATAAGACATCTTTACAGTTGCGTAGTAGTTTGTGTATATTGTATTTCCCCGTTTCATACGGCCTCCCAGTGCGGGTGCAATGATAGTACGTGTTCATAAGCTTCTTGTCCCTGATGTTTGCGAACTGCTTCAAGATATACC